GGTGTTTGCATGTCGTCACGACGTGTTCTACGTGCTTGGTTACGCTGTAGATCAAGAATAACTGCATAACGCTGTTCGTACATTTGTGCTGCCTGATAGTCTCGTTGAAACATCATTGCTTCAATCATACAGGCAGTAAATAAAAGATCATAACAAAAATCTGTAAAGTAGTTAGTTTGTGTTGCTGAAGTAAGTGTCGTTGGACGTGACACATAAACAAATTCACCGTTATAAGTTGAAGCAGGTGTAGGAGCAACTAAAACTGTAGTATTATTTCTACGTGCGTAGTATTTTGGTTCTGAAGTTGAAGCAGAAACAGGCCAATAGTCATTAATAAATTCGTCAGTACGAAGAAGAATATTAATCTTTGTGCTGTTGCTTGTAAAATTAAAGTTTTTAATTACACGTGTACCACTTGGAAGTGTTACTTTATTATTACCACTTGAAACTGCAACTGACGTATATGTAACTAGCCCATAGTCGTCAAGGTCTTTGGTCAACCTTTCTTCTGCCCGATTAACGATGTTTGGTAAAAAGTTAACAAACTCCGTACCATCGTTTTCAGTGGCATTAATAATTTCAGTGGTAAGGTAGGTGTAATTAGCCATAGAATACAGCCACCGTAGCAGCAGATGTAGGTGCAGAAACTTTTACTATTCCGTTCATATTCATTCCTAGATCAGTAAAATAAATTTCTGAAGCATCATTTGCAGTTGTTAGAGTAAATTTAATATTATTACCCTTAATATTTCCATATGCATCTGTTGAAGTGCCAGTAATAAGGAAAGTACCTACACCAGTAGCAAACAAAGAACGAATGCGTGTATCGGAAACTGTTACACTTGATGTAACATCTAGAACTACACCGCTACCTACAACATATCCTTCACGAAGAGTTGTTGTCATATCAGCCTCTCATAAATGAGTATTAATACTTTTTGTATTATAACACTATTTTTGAAAATAAAAAAAAGGTAAGGAAGGAAGACGGAATAAATTTTACTTTAAACCGTCTTCCAACCCAACCTTACTTACTGGTTATTAGGAAGAACCAGAAGCACCATAGAAACCACGCCAATCGGACCAACCAAAGCTATAACGCTCACGTGCCTTAAAGCGTAGGTTGCCGGTGTCGAAGTCAGGTTCCATCTTTGTCTGTAGTGGTGCACGGACAAACATCTTTGCGCCATTTGGACAATCGGTGCGTAGGAACCAAGCATTAGTGTCAGTAAAGCGACGGTTGACAAAGAAACCCTTTGGAACCATGCCCTGATTACGAATGCTGTTAATGTCATTTACATTAGTGGCACCTACAGTAGTATCATTGGGGTTTACACCAATTGTGGTTGACATTGTGCTGTTTAGAATCTGATCAGCGGTAAAGATTAGATCGGAAGGAACGTGTAGAGAAACTGCACGTAGACCGATTAGAATACCACGATCATCCTTTGCCTTTGAAATGGTGATTAGACCAGTTTCCAGAGAAGCTTCTGAAAGGTCAGTAGCACCAAGAGTGTTGGACTGATTACCAGCACCTACAGTGGGGTGGCTGGAAGAAAATAGTGCAACACCGTCACCGCCTAGATAAGCACCGTTAAAGCCGTTGTTGAAAACGTCTGCAGCCTTTACCTGCTTGGTGTTTGCCATTGCACGGGCTAGACCACGTGCACGTAGCTTGGCAAAAGTGTCATATAGGTTATCTTCCATAGCTTCTTCAGTAACTGCAAAAGCAAGGCTGATTGTCTCGTGAGTATAACGAGCAGTGTAACCTTCCTGTGCATCATCGTACTGAACTGCAGCACCTTCACCCTTAACAGGTGCAGTGCCAAAGCCGGTGAATAGAACTTCTTCTTCAAATGCACGATCTGACTGTTCTACATCAAATAGTGGAGCATGTTCGTTGTCCACATCGGTGTATTCCATGCCAAATACAGCATTTAGACCGGGAAGAAGTTCCTTTGCAATACTTGCGCGATTAATAGCCATTCTATATTACTCCTTCCCTATTAGTTCACTGAAGAGTCTGCAGAGATGTAAGCATCAACATGCTTAACAATGCGAACTTCAAGTTTAGGATAGGCACGTTCAGTATTAACGTTAATGTCGTTGCCCGGTTCGTCAAGAACGGCAATGGGGCGTAGCATGGCAGTACCAGTGGTACGAGTGCTTGCATCAATGCCAAAGCCTGAACGACCAGTTACAGTTGAACCTGATCCTAGTGTTACGTTAAAGTTTTGTGAGTTAATATCACCAATTGAAACTGAAGCGTCAGCTTGAATAATAAAAGTGGCTGAAGGATTATCAACAACATAAGCTACTGCTTCTGTTACTGAAGTACCTGAAGGCCAATAAGCTGACCACTTTGGTTCGCCATTAGCGACATAACTACAACCCATGAAAACACCCATAGCTTTCTGAGTTGTAGTGGTAAGGACGTTTACGTACCCTGCAGCATTGACGACAATATCGCCAGTAAAAATATTGGCAGCATAACCGCTGGCAATTGGATACTCGTTGGCACCTGAACTGTTAGGACCGGCACCGCGAATGCGTGAAGGGCGTAGACCGTCAAGTGCTTTTGTAGTAGACATATTTACACTTTCCTTTCTATGCTATACGATTGACAATAAACACAAGACAGTCTAGCTTAAACCCAGCTTAATCTTGAAAACGAGGTTGTCTGCCTCGACTTACTTGTGTGCGACTCTGATTTGAAATCGGCATACGAGAATTGTTGTCCCGCATTAGCTGTGCATTAACGGCATCAACCATTTCTCGGCTGCGATTTTCATAAAATTCTTGACGTGATTCGGCTAGTTCTTGAGGCATTTTTGCCAGTGCTAAATCTCCACGACAGATTGTACCTGAATAACGTCCATTTTCTCGCACGACTGAGGACTGAATCATCTCTGGTGCTTCTTCCGTAGAAACAAATTCCCAACCTTCGTTTAGACGCTTGCCTACATTCTGAACATCGTCATTACCCTTTAGAGAAATGCGAATCCAGCGTAGTGCCATTCCCTGATTCTTAAAACGCTCGACTACGGTAACAGGGATGTCTAGCCAATTAGGTTCTTCAAAAGTTGTCCTACGGACTTTAGCTTCACGAGTTGCTTCATTACGTGTTTCATTACGTGTCATTGTATATTCTCCTTCCACGCTTATACGTTAGTATATTCGCCATCGGCCTGTTCGACCTTTAGCTTTTCTGCTGCATATTTCTCAAGTGGAATACCCCACTTCTGAGCAAGTCTTACGTCTTCCTGAGACAGTTTGATCTTGCTTCCTGAAGAAGTTTTTGGTGTGCGTGACGCACCTGCAACCACTTGAGCAGAATTTGACGTAACATTCTGTACACGTTCAGGCTGTTCTTGTTTTACAATTTGTTCAGCCTGTGCTTGGTATTTTGCAGGAAACTGGACACGTAGTCGATTGTCCACTTCCTCATAAAAATCTTCGTCAGAAGGATCATAACCTTCAGATTTTAGTTCAGCATCAATTGCCAAGGCTGCTGCAGTCATAATCTGATCCTGACCAAACCAAGGATTGTTTCCTGCCCATTGGACGGCTAGTGGATCGTACTGAGGAGTAGCTTCCTGTTGCTGTGACTGCTCCCGTTGATTTTCTTGCGCTGCCTTAACACGTTCATTATATTCTTCCCATGCTCGCTTCTGCTGTTCAAGTGCAGTTGCCTGTGCATAGGTCTTGCTTAACTCTTCCTGTGCAGAAAGCATTCGTTCAGTGTCACCCTGATCTACTGCCATCTTAAATGCTTCACGAGCATTTTCCAGACGACTTGCTAACTGCTGCTCTGTTGAATCCAGAGAATTTTTTAGACTATTGGTAAGTTCAGTATCTTTTGTCTGTACTGACTTACGAAGTTCTTGCATTTCTGCACGAAGCTGTGCAATTTCTTCTTCACGTTCTTTACGCTGCTTAATAAGCTGGCGAATACGCTTCTGTGCACCTTTGGTTTCAACGCCTTCAAGTTCTTCAGGCTTTTTGTTTTCTGTTTTAGAAATCTTTTCTGGTTCGTTGTCAACATCTTCCAGCAATTCCTTTTCACTAGAAGCAGCAACGTCTTCAGCCTGTTCTTCTTGACTTTCTACCTCAAATTCAATCTTTTCCTGTTCTGGCTTTTCAATTTCAATGGTTGCCCATTCATTTTCGTCTTGTGACATTATTTTTCCTTTCTGTTAACGATAGTTGCGAAACTAACGAATAAACGCTATATATTGATTTGTATTATATGTTAATAAATATAATTATACAAATTAGTTTGAAAGATTATAAGTTGGATCAAGCAGATTAGGTGACTTAATTTTCATAATAATCTGATCGTCAAATAGCAGAAGTAGCTTCAAACCCTTATAAACAAACTTCTGACCTGTGTGCTTACCATAACAAACGTAGTCATCTACGTTACACCACAAACCAGCAGGAAACTTCTCCTTGTCCTGATATGCAAGAGTACCAAGCTTCAGAACTTTACCTACTGTTGTAAGATAAGCAATATCGTCAATTGCCTTGTCAGGAAGAATAATTCCTCCCTTTGTCTTTTCCTTAATTGAAACAGGGCGTACAAGTACATGATAACCCGGTAGATCAGGAAGGTCTTCAAAAGGAATTTCTAATGAACCGTCGCTAATCCAATCGGAGTTATCAATTGCACCACCCATCATAGGTGTCTGCATGAGTTTTCCTTTCTTATTATTATTCTTCGTCTTCGTCTTCGTAAATTCTATTTTTTACAATGTGCTGAAGGTGGGACATTGACCATTCAATTCCTTCAATTTTTCCCACCAACTGACGATAATCAGCATAATCTGAAGCACCGCCATTCGCAAGAACTTTTTTTAGTTCTTCAATTTCTTTTTGAAGAACAACATTCATTTCTTCCCAAAGTAACATTATTGTTTATTAGCTTCTTTTACAAACTGAGTAATCATGTCTGCAGCTTTAAGTGCTTTACTATTATCAAGTGTTTCTGCAGTTTTTGTAAGGTCCATAATGGCGTCAAGTGCAGCAATTGCTTTTTTGGCATTACGATCCTTTTCTTTTTCTTGACTTGTATTAGAAACTTTAATACCTTCCTTGAGCATATCAAGTTGCATCTGTGCTTCCTTAATGTCAAGTTCACGGTTCTTCATGGCTGCGTCAACGCTTTCCTTGGCAACTTGTGCTTGAACCTTCTGCTGTTCAACCTGTAGACGTTGACCTTCAAGCTGTACCATTTGTGCTTCAGGTGTCTGTATCTGCTGCATCTGTGCCATTGCCTGATTAGCTTGCATGACTTGCTGTGCTGCCTGTGCAATTACCATTTCCATTACACGAGGATCGTTAGGATCAACCTGTCCACTTGCAACTGCTTCAGGTCCGTACTGCTGGATCATTTGCTGTGCAACGCCATTGACTTGTTCCTGATACTTCATAATCATATGTTCTTGCATATTGGCCTGTAGAACCGGAGCAATGCGCTGCATTAGAGGATTGGCACCATTCTGTGGGTCTTGCAGATACATCATCTTTGCCTGAATATGTGCGTCGTGATTTTGTCCAACAAATGCCTTGATTGGAAGACCCTTTACTGCTGCGGCAATGTCACTGACAGGATCAAGAGGAACTGACTCAGGCTTGCGTGGCATAATCCGATCAATGTTTGGCATATTGGCAGCCATAAGAATTGTACGGTTTAGTTCTTCCATATTGAACATACCGGGAGGTGACTGCTGTGCAAGCTGCAGTGCCATGTTTGCCATCATCATACGATGGGCATTAGACGGAATGTTTGGATCAGAGACAGGAAGAACATCAATACGTCCGTCAAAGTCTGTCTTGTAAATTTTTAGTGTGCCGTTTGGAATATCGCACATACTTTCTTCTGGCAGATATTCATAGTTAATACGTGCAAGAAGTTTAAATTCTTCCTTTTGTGATTTGTGAAGGCGTTTATGTACTGCACTAAAGAACTTGCTACTAGCTTCCAGTAGTGCCATTGTTGTACCTACTGGACCATAAGTTGCTGCATCTGAAACAACCTGTTCAGTTGTGTCAGCAAACTTCTGTGCTGCTGCAGTAACAAAGTTTAGCATCTGGAATAGAGTTTGAGAAGGTTCCTTGTACGGAAGAGGAATGATCATTTTGGTAAGATCATTACCTACTGCTTCAACTTCCTTAAACTCACCGGGAGCAATAGGATCATTGTCTCCTACAATACGTGTACCCTTTGCCTTGAAACCTGCTGGTAGATTTGCAAACTGACCTGCATCAACAAGGTTACGCATAGCTGAAGTTGCAGTCATGGTAAGATTACCAAGGAAGTGAATTAGTCCAAGGCCATAAAAACCAAAGCCGGGTACAAAGCGATAGTGAGTAAAGAAAACTTTCTTTTCCCTGCGTTTGTCTTTAATGTCATAGTTACGACGAATGGAAAGAACTTGACGGCTTTCCTGTTCTACTGTAACGATGTACGGTAGAGACAGACCATTATCCTCTGCAATCTTTTCTGGTAGATCAAGATAGCAATGCTGCTCTAACAGAACGTATTGTGGATCATTTTGTGAAGAAGGGGAAAGACCCATAATCGTGTCCATCTTCTGACTCAGGGGAGTTTGAGTAGGGACAGAAGCTTCAGGTAATTCAACGTCAGCGTACATTCCTGATAGAATGTCCCGCTGCATTTCAACCGGACTACGATAGATTACATGAGTATAACGGTCTGCTCTACGCAGATCAGTTGCATAGTAAGATACATAGAACTGATCTATAGGGACAAACTCGGAAACAGGACGGTTAAGACCTGAATCAAAATAAATCTTTTTAAATGCTGATCCAATAAGTGGTAGATGGAACAGCATACGTTCAAACTCGTCAAAGTATTCAGGCATCAGATCAGTAAGCTGATAGTTCATAAAGTTCTTGATACGATTTGCCTGATCTTCTTTTTCTTCATTAAGATCACCAAGAACTTGTGTCTTTACTGGACCTGCAGGTGGAAATAGTTCCTGTGTTGCTTTTGATTGAAACTTAACGGCAGATTCAATTAGAACAGGATGTACAGCAGTACATGCACCTTCAAATGGTTCACTTGTATCTTCAAGCTTTAGACCTAGAAGATCAAAGCCTTTTTCAAACATGCTTTCCCATTCTGCGCGACTGTCCTTGTCGGCAGTGAAGTTTTCCAAAACTTGTTCTGCAATATCTGTAAGCTGATCCTCGTCCAGATCGTCTACAAGGTTTCTGTAAAACTCTTCAGGATCGTCCTCTTCAATCTGTTCCTTGGCACGGTTGTCTTCAGGTGGAGTAAAGCTTACTACAACACCACCGTCTTCAGGATCGTACTCAATGGAGGTTTCATTACCTTCTTCATCTTCGTAGTCTGAAGCTTCAATTTCAATTGACAGTTCTGCCATTGGAATTGGATCAAAGGGATTACGTTCAGTTGCCATTTTCTATATTGCCTTTGGTTGATAATTATCGTATGGATTACGTTCTACTACAGAACCGCCTTGTTTTTTATTGTTATTTTCTTGTAGAAATTTTCTTCGTGCATTGTTTTCAGCTTCTGGAGGTAGTTTACCTGTGTGGTGTGCTTTTTTGTACATTTCAAACATAGCATTTTTATCGCCTTTTACAATCTTTTTAAGAAGATTATCTCCAAGACCTTTTGTTTTATCTACTGTTTTTTCAAACATATCTCCGAAAAAAAGTAAATCTTGTTGTTTATCTGTTAATGAAAAAATATTATTACTTT